TGAGCGTGATAACCCTGAAGGTAATTCACTGCTTAAAAGCTGCTATATCTCTTGGAAGTATCGTACAGCGATTGAAGAGCAAGAAGCAATTGGTATTGTGAGAAACATGGTTGGTACACCCATAGTTAAAATCCCACCTATCTATATGTCTCCTGATGCCACTCCAGAGCAAAAAGCAATCTACCAGTATTATCAGAACATGGTAAGGAACCTAGAGCGTAACGAACAAAGTGGTATCGTTCTACCAAACGCCTATGATCCAGAGTCGCGCCAGCCACTCTTCCAGTTCGAGCTACTATCTGTTGCCTCTGGCCGACAGTATGACACATCACAAATTATCCAGCGTTACGATTACAAAATCCTAACAGCTCTATTCGCTGACTTCCTAAAACTTGGTCAAGATCAAGTTGGTAGCTTTGCCCTTGCCGGGTCGAAAACATCCATTATGGCGATGGCGATTGAAGCCCGTCTGAGAGAGATTGCTGATACTTTGAACAAAGATTTAATTCCTCAAACATTCGCCCTAAACGGATGGGAAGAAGAAGAATATCCTAAGTTCACTTACAGCGACCTAGACGAAGAAGATATTGATGAATTTGGCAAGCTGGTACAACGTGTCTTCTCTGTTAATGCTATCGAGTTTGATAGAGAGATTGCAAACATTATTCGTGAGCGTGGTTTCGGTGCATCACCTTATCCAAAAGATAAAGAGATTGACGAAGACCTTCTGCCAAATAATCGTTCAAGAGCTGCTGATGGTATGACTAAAGGTGGTGGAAATGGAACATCCAATTCTGCTGCTGATTCAGATACATCAGTTAGTAACGTGGACAACTAAGAGGAAAGTATGACTAAAGCCCACTCTCTGTTCCGCCTAGCGGACAAAGTTGTTGGAAGTCCTCAGATGATGCAAGCAGCAGCCTTTGATCGGGTTGCTGCCTTCTTCGATGGCCGTAATGGTAGTGAAGTTGAAATGGCCCTTAATAATGGCGCTATGACTTCTGAGCGACAACTGACATATAACGCAGACACAAAAGTTGGAATTGTAGAACTACAAGGCCCACTAACTTACCTGCACTATCAACCGATGTGTGGTGATGCTCCAACTAGCTATCAGAGCTTAGTAGCTGATTTTGACACACTCCTGAGCCAAGGCGCTAAGACGATTGTACTAGATACAGACAGTCCCGGTGGTGAAGCTTACGCAGTGTTTGAGACAGCTAAACGCCTTCGCTCGATGGCAGATGAACATGGAGCCAAGATTATCACTTATGTTGATGGTATGGCTGCTTCTGCTGCTTACGCTCTAGCTTCTATGTCGGATGAGATTGTAATGAATCCTTCTGCTGAAGTTGGAAGTATCGGTGTTGTTGTGAGACTGCGAAACACAAATAAAGCCATGAAGAATATGGGTGTTGAAGACACTTATGTCTACGCTGGCAAATCCAAGATTCCTTTTAACTCAGATGGTGAATTTGCTGAAGAGTTTTTGGAAGACCTTCAAGAGAAGGTAAACACGCTGTATGGGGATTTTGTTTCCCATGTTGCTCAAATGAGAGGAATGACGGCTGAAGGTGTTAAAGACACTGAGGCTAAAACGTTCCTTGCTGATAAAGCAATTCAACTAGGACTAGCTGACAAAGCTATGGAAGTTGAAGAATTTTATTCGTACCTATCGACCGTAGCAAGTGGGGAGAACCAATCCAAAATGCTTACCGCTCGTTTTCTAAAATCTAACAAACAAGAGGATACTGCAAAAATGCAAGAACTCGTAGAACTTCAAGCAGCTCACGAAACCCTGACTGCACAATTCGCTGACGTAAATACTCAGCTGTCTGCCGCAATTGAAGCCAAAGCTGCGCTGGAAGCCGAACTTACCCAAGCAAAAGAAACTCTTGCTCAAATTGAAGCTGCTTCTGAACAAGCACGACTTGAAGCTGAGCACGCTGCCGCACAAGCTAAAGTGGATGCCCGTAAGGCCAAACTTTCAGCTGTTGTTTCAGCAGAAGAAGCGGAGGCTTTGATGGCTTCCCTTGAGAGTCTGGAAGATGCCGCTTTTGACACTGTTGTAGCATCTCTAGATAAAAAAGCAAAAGCTGTCGAAAACTCTGAACTGTTCGTTGAAATGGGTGTTGCCGATCAAGGCGATGAAGACACTCTGAATGATACAGCTAAGATTCTTAAAGCAAAATACTTTACCCAAAACTAATTAGCTAATTGGAGAAAATCTATATGACACTTATCGCAACCGACATTCAACGTCTGTCTTCTGTCATTGCCCATGAATACGAACCAGCAATGGGCTACTGCCGTGAAGTTGTTGACGTTACCGTTGTCGCCGGTATGAAACTTGGTGCTGTACTTGACGCTTCTGGCGCTCTAGTTACTGCTGCTAACACTGCCAACACTGCCTATGTACTGATTGATGAGCGTGTTAAAGACCTCGCTCCCGGCGTTCATAAGCTGCTAGTTCTAGCTCGTGGTCCGGTTATTCTGAAAGATTTCAATCTTTCGTATGCCGCTGATGTTGATACAGCTGGAGAAAAAGATGCTGTTAACGCAGTCCTTAAAGCCAAGGGCATGATCGTCGAGAAGACCCTTTAACATTTAACAAATTGGAGAAATAATTAATGGCTATTACACGTTCTTTTGGTTCTAACGGTCAGTTTGAACTCGTAGATTTCACTCAAGAAATCCTGACCATCCCGAACCAATGGGGTCTGGTTAATAACATGGGTCTGTTTGACAGCGAAGGTGTTGCTGAGCACACTATCACTATCGAGAAATCGAGCCGTGACGCTGCACTGATTCTTGACCGTGTTCGTGGTGAGCGTGCTTACCAGAACAAAGATGGCGTTCGTGAACTGCACTCGTTCGCTATTCCACACTTCCCATTCGCTGATTACATCACCCCAAGCGATATCCAAGGGAAGCGTGCTTACGGTCCTAGCGATGCTGCTGAAACTCTGGCCGCTGTCCGTGCCCGTAAGCTTGAGCGTATTCGTATGTCTCACGCTTGGACTCTGGAAGCTGCTCGTTGCCAAGCTCTGACTGCTGGTACTGTTTACGCTCCTAACGGAACAGTGAACATCAACTGGTTCAGCTCTTTCGGTGTTACTCAGAAAGTTGTTGACTTCGCCCTAAGCTCTGCTGGTACTAACCCACTAGAGAAAATGGAAGAAGTTATCGCTCACGTACAAGACAACGCTGGTATGGGCGGAAGTGCTTCTGGTGTTATGGCTCTGTGCTCGCCTGAGTTCTTCAGCAAACTGATCGCTCACGAAAGCATCAAAGCTGCTTACCAGTTCTACGCCTCTACTCAAGAGCCTCTACGTCAACGCATGGGTGGCCCAACCACTATGTATCGTGAGTTCTTCCACGGTGGCGTTAAGTTCGTTGAGTATCGCGGTAGCTACAACGGCCAGCGTCTGATCCCAGCTGGTGACGCTGTATTCGTTCCAACTGGTATTAGCGACCTGTTCGTTACTTACTACGGCCCAGCCAACAAGTTCGAATTCACCAACACTGTCGGTGAAGAAGTTTACGCTTTCGAATACACCGATCCAAAAGGTGAGAAGATCGAAATTGAAACTGAAACGAACTTCATCAACATGCTGACTCGTCCTCAGCTGGTTGTTCGTGGCTTCACAGCCTAATGAAATTGGAGCCTCTTCGGAGGCTCCTTTCT